GTTTAAAGGTGGAAGAAAATAAAATTGTTGAATGGACTCCGGCATCAATGCTGGAAATTACTCTAAATGAACCAGACGATTTTCTTAAGGTTCGTGAAACTCTCACTCGTATTGGTGTAGCATCCCGTAAAGATAATAAGTTATATCAATCTTGCCATATTTTACATAAGCAAGGTAGATATTTTATTGTGCACTTTAAGGAATTGTTTTTGTTGGACGGAAAAAAGTCTAACCTTGAAGAAAATGATATTGCACGTAGAAATACTATTGCTCAATTAATGAGCGATTGGGGATTAATTGCTATTGAAAATAAAGGAAAAGTAGAACCATTGGCTCCTATGAGACAAATTAAGATTATTCCTTTTAAAGAAAAGAATAATTGGGAACTTTGCCCAAAATACAATATCGGAAATAAATGAGTTTTGCCTATTTATTTTTGAGAAAAAGTTATTATATATAGATTAGAGATGCCGAATAGTCGGGTCTCATTTTAACCTTGCATAAGTCATGGAGGTACATATGACTGGAACATTCGCTTATCCGCGAAACGCATTTCTTGGTTTCGACCACATCTTTGATCAGCTTGAGAATATTCATAAGCATTCAAAGGATACCTATCCACCACATAACGTAGTAAAAGAAGAAGAATTAAACTATTCTCTTGAACTTGCCGTGGCTGGATTTAAAGAAGAACATATTGATATCGAAGTGAAGGATCATGTCCTTACAATTACTGGGGATCGTCCACAGCGTCGTGATCAAAACAAATATGTTCATAAAGGTATTAGTGCTCGTAACTGGAAAAAGTCATTTAGACTGTCGGAATATACCGAAGTAACTGGAGCAGATCTAACGGATGGAATTTTGACTGTCAATCTCGAAGTCGTTCTTCCGCAAGAGAAGCAGCCTCGTAAAATTCTAATTGGAAAAAACGAGGAACTAACAAATGACAGAACTAGCACTAAAAGGCTTTTCTAAGGTACGCAGTGGTTTTATTACTGTGTTTGCATCTTGGATAATTGGTCACATGAAAGCAGTAGGTAAAGCTGTTGAATTATCACGTTCTATGGCTGCTAACGAGCAAATTGCTCGTCAACTTTTACCCGAATACAGAGAACATACTTACTATAGTTTGTTAGCTGAATTAAATAGAAAAACAATGGAGCGCGTTTATGGTAAATAATTTATGGAAATATTTCTTTAAAAAAGCCGGATGCACTCCAGACACTATTTGGGAAGTTGAAAAACTACTTCAGGCTCAGGTTAATAGGATTAACTAATGTGGCCTTATACTGAAGACGAGTGGAAAACCTACACATAATATATAAAAAGGAGCAGGGAAAAACTTGCTCCTTTTTACGGAGGTTTATATGCAAGGTACACCAAGATACTGTAAAAAATGTGACCACCGCTGTCACTGTCTTACTACTGAATGTAAAGAGTGTCATAACGATGTGTGTTATGGTTGTGACTGCGATTTACCTATAAGAGATTTACCAGAATCATTTACAAAGGAAACATAATGAATATTGCAAAACTACAAGCCGATCTAGAATTAGATGAAGGTGTAAAACATGAAATTTATCTCGACCATCTTGGTTTGCCTACTTTTGGTATTGGCCATCTGGTTATTGAATCTGACCCGGAGCATGGATCAGAAGTTGGAACACCTGTCAGCGCAGAAAGAGTCAATGAAGCTTTCGAACGAGACATTGAAATCACGCTTGAAGACTGCAGAAAACTCTATGACGACTTTGATGAACTCCCAGAAGAAGCTCAGCTTATCATCGCCAATATGTGCTTTAATTTGGGATATCCACGTCTGTCTGCCTTCAAAGGAATGAAACGTGGTGTAGATGCTCGTGATTGGGATGCTGCAGCAGATGAGATGGTAGATTCCCGTTGGTATCGTCAGGTACCAAATAGAGCAGAACGTCTTGTGCAAAGAATGAGATCAATTACATTAAATGAAATTCCAGTATAAAAAACACTTTACAAACGCTCCTTAATTGTTTATAATATACTTGTGATTGGAGGTTGTATGGCATTTTATACATCAGTTACCAGATATGGTAACAGCATGCTTTATCGTGGTTATGATAATGCTGGAAATAGAGTAATAAAAAAAGAAAATTTTTCACCAACATTTTTTGTACCATCAAAAAAGGATACTGGTTGGCGTGGATTGGATGGTGCCCTAATCGGGTCTGTTACATTTGATAACATGCGTGAGGCCAGAAATTGGCTTGATCAGTACAATGATGTTGGTGGTTTTAAAATTTATGGTACAACAAATTATATCCATCAATACCTCCGTGAAAAGTTTCCACGTGATATAGAATTTGATAGAGATAAAATCAATGTTTCTACCATTGATATTGAAACAGAATATGAGGATGGATTCCCGGAACCAGATATTGCAGATCAAAAGATTCTTGCAATAACCTTAAAAAATAATATTGATGGCATTTATTGGGTTTGGGGTTATGGCGACTATGATGTAGAGGCCGCACTTATAAAACCGGTTCGGTATATCCAATGTCGCGATGAACCAGATTTGCTACTCAAATTCCTAGATTTCTATTCATCACAAGAAAAATGCCCAGATGTTATTACTGGTTGGAATGTCAGGTTCTTTGACATTCCATATCTTATAAATCGTACCGCTAAAATCCTAGGACTAGAACAAATGAAAAAGTTCTCTCCTTGGGGTTTGATTGAACATCGTAAAGTTGTAAAACGTAATAAACAAGAAACCACGTTTGAATTGCGCGGTATACAAATTCTTGATTATTTAGAATTATTTCAAAAATTTGGTTACACATACGGTACTCAAGAATCATATAGATTGAATCACATTGCATATGTTGTCCTTGGTGAGAAAAAACTTTCATTTGAGGAATCAGGTTCCCTTAAAAATCTATATAAGGATAATTTCCAAAAGTATATTGATTATAACATGAAAGATGTGCAACTGGTTGATCGCCTAGAAGATAAGATGGGTCTTATTACTCTTGCAATGACTGTAGCATATAAAGGTGGTGTTAATTATCAAGATGTATTTGGTACTGTTGCAATATGGGAATCTATCATCTATCGTAAATTGATGAGTCAAAAAGAAATACCACCTATTGAATTGGGCCATAAATCAAAGACAGATTTTGTTGGAGGTTATGTCAAAGATGTCAATGTTGGAATGCACGAATGGGTTGTGTCTTTTGATTTAAATTCGCTATATCCTAACATCATTGTACAATGGAATATGTCACCCGAAACACTTTTAAAAAATCCTAATGATCAAATATATGGCGGTATTGATCACTTCCTTAATTATTATGGTTCCGATTCAGATCCATTACATCCTGTAGTAAGACAAAGAAATATTGCAGTTGCTGCAAATGGATCTGCATATCGTAAGGATATAGATGGTGTTGTTCCTAGAATTATTACAGATTATTATGATGAACGCCGTAGTGTAAAAAATATGATGCTTGCGGCAGAACAATCATATCAAAAGGGTAAAACATATGATCTAGAAAAAGAAATTAATAGATTACAAAATCAACAAATGGCTATTAAAATTCTTATGAACTCTTTGTATGGTGCTCTAGGTAATCAACATTTCAGATATTTTGATATCCGTGTGGCAGAAGCAGTAACAACTACAGGTCAATTGGTAATTCAATGGGCCGAACGTGCAATGAATGATGCAATGAATAGTGTAATGAAAACAGATAAGGATTACATTATTGCAATTGACACAGATTCGCTTTATGTAAATTTTGGTCCTATGATAAAACAATTAAATCCAAAAGATCCAGTAAAGTTTTTGGATAAAATATGTAAGGAACACTTCGAACCTGCTCTTGAAAAATCATATACAAATTTATTCCAAAAACTAAATTGCCATAAACCGCGTATGGAAATGTCTCGTGAAGTGATTGCAGACCGTGGTATTTGGACTGCAAAAAAGCGTTACATTCTAAATGTACATAATTCAGAAGGTGTTCAGTATGACGAACCCAAACTAAAAATTATGGGCATTGAGGCAATTAAATCTTCAACACCAGAAATATGTCGTGATAAATTCAAAGAAATATTTAAAATTATTATTAATGGTTCAGAGTCTGATACTCAAAAATACATTAGTGAATTTAAAAGATATTTCAAATCATTACCAGCTAGTGCTGTTGCATTTCCTCGAGGTGTATCAAACATTACAGATTGGACTGACAAAAAAACAATATACAAAAAAGGTACTCCAATCCATGTTCGTGGTTCATTACTATATAATAAACATCTTAAGGATGCAAAACTTACTAAAAAATATGAACCCATTGTGAACGGCTCTAGGATCTTTTTTACATATTTGAAAATGCCAAACACAATAAAGGAAAATGTGATTGCATTTCCAGATCATTTACCAGAAGAGTTAAAACTAGATCGCTATATAGATTATGATTTACAATTCGAAAAAACCTTTATCGAACCTCTTAAACTTATATTGGATGCAGTTGGGTGGTCCGTTGAAGAACAACAAACCTTGGAGGATTTTTTCTCATGAAATTAAATGTCAATGATATCGGCGGAGAGGTTGTAAAGGATAATGAAACCTATTTGCTAAAGGACAATAAATTATTAAACAATTTGGTGTTAAGTAGTACAGATTTAAAACCAAAAATGAGCACACGTGGTCATGCTCATGCAGGTCAAGAAGAAGTCTATTATTTTGTAAAAGGTTCTGGTAAAATGGAACTGATTGACACAAATGGAACTCACCATGATACTACAGTAAAATCTGGAGATATTATTTTAATTCAAGACGGGTGGTTCCATCGTGTTCACGCTGGCCCACGTGGGTGTTATTTTGTATGTGTATTTGATGGAAAGAGAAATCACTGATGACTAATTTTAAAGACGTTGGAACATTTATGGAAACATTTGGCCAAGAGGTCAAAACAAAACCTGAATTTCCAGATGCTGATACAGTTGCACTTCGTATTGAATTAATTGGCGAAGAGTTAAATGAATTTTGGGATGCATGTGAACAAAAAGACATTGTTGGTGTAGCAGATGCACTTGCAGATATTCTTTATGTTACATATGGTGCTGGACATGCTTTTGGTGTAGATTTGGATAAGTGTTTTGCAGAAGTCCAAAGATCAAATATGTCAAAATTGGGTGAGGATGGTAAACCTATCTATCGTGAAGATGGTAAAGTCCTTAAAGGACCAAATTATTCCGAACCTGATTTAAAAAGTGTTTTACAATTGCAACAAAATGTGATATAATATACTATAATGAATTGGAGATTATATTATGCATTATCCACAATACCCTATCTACATTATTTCTAAGGGTCGTTGGGACTCACGTATGACACAAC